CATCTCCATCTTTTTCTTGCTTGTCGTAATCTTGAATTTGGATCTTTAGCTGCTTTAGGAAATTGTTTCATTTGACCAGCAGATCTAGCACAGAAAGATTTTCTTCTTTTTGCAGCTTTACTTCCAGGCTTCACTTTTCCAGTGACTGCTGTTTTTAATTTAGAACCAGGGTTCTCTGCTCTATAACGTTTAACCCCGGCTTTCGTCATTCCCGCCCCACTTTTTGTGGAGCGGAAATATTTTTTAGTTTTTGGTGGCTGTTTGTCTGCCATTATCCGAAGATGCAAGTCAGTGAAGTTACATTAGTTAATGTAGCATGAATTTGATTTTCAAATCGCATACCTGTATCACCGATGTAAGTTTCAATCACTGCTGTAGCTGAAGCAGGAGTATCTAAATCTAATAAAGTTGATCCTCCACTACCGTCTTTTAAAACGATACTTCCAGCAGATGCACCACAGATAGCATGAATAGCAATAAGTCTTGCAGGACCTGATCCTACATTACCTGTTGCTGTTACTTTAGCCGATCTATAGTTAATCATAACTTACTCCTTAAGCAGGTATATCACCAGCAAGTGCTATTGAATTATTTTGTAAATATTTCACAGTTACTGTTGCATTACCTGTTGTTGCATCACCGTTAGCTCCTGTAAAATCAGCTAAAACTTGAATATCAGTTGTGCCAACATTGGAAGCTTCTGTGTCAAGAGTACCATAAGTAGTACCTAGTGCTTTAACATTTGCAGCATCAATAAAAGCATTGCCATCCGCTACTGTTCCTACTGAAACAGTTGCAGCACCACCATCATTATTTACTGTTGTAACGTTTAATACCACATCAGTGATTTGTGAGTTTGCAGGGATTGTTGCTATCACTTGGTTCAAGTGAGAAGCTCCAATGATATCAGCGTATGCTGATTGTCCCATTACAACAAAACCTGTGTTTTTAACATCTGTACCAATAGTGATACCTGTTGTGTCTTTAATCGTGCCAGCTTTTACTGGACCCGAAAATGTAGTTGTTCCCATGTCTATCTCCTTTTGTTAATAGTCCCCGAAGGGTCATAGGGTTAATAAAGTTATAAAGTATCATAAAAAAAGGGGGCGTGAAAGCCCCCTCTTAAAGTATCTATAAAAAGATATTATGCACCAGATGTACCAAATACACAACGTGGATCTGAGAAACCAAATGAGTATCTCTCTCTTGCTTTGTATCGGATATTACCTGTATCAAAATCACCTTCCATTGTTGTAGACAACGGAGTTCTTGTAAAGTGCTTGAATCCATTAGGAGCATCGGTTTTGATAAAGAAAGCATCTGCATCATTTAAGTAGTGGTTCACAGTATAACCCTGTGGAATCACTCCCATGTTTTTGATTGCATTGATATCATTATCTGCTGTTGATGTTCTTAATGTTGATTCCATTAATCTGTTAGCTGTGAACTGTAGCTGTCTTGGAATGATAAGTTTCATACCTTGAATAGCTGTTCTTAAGCCTCTCTCATCTCTGAAATCAGCGATGTCGATTAATGCTTGCTCAAGTGATGCTTCGTTCAAATCAGCGTCTGTTGCTAATCTGTTTACCAAAAAACCACCTGATTGCAGTGGGTGCTGAGTGTTGATAAGTGATACACCATCACCACCAGGATTTGTTCCTGCGGCACCTGCAGCAGCAAAAGCGTTGTTAAGAACTGCGGCAGCCTTAACTTGCTTTGTGTTTGACATTGAACGAGCAAGTGCTCTTGTGTATCTCGCAGCGAGTCTGTCGTAAAGGTTGTCCTCTACAGCTTCCTCTGTGATTGAGAATGCAAGTGCAATTGTTTCGTGTGTATAACGAGCTGTGAAAGTTTCGTTAGCTGTGTCGAATGATACTGCTCCACCTTCTGATTTAGTTGGTGCAGAACCGAAACCTGCTAACATTACTTCTTCTTCAAATGCTCTGTCAGATGACTCTGCATCAAAGATTTCAGCATGCTCATTGTCGTATCGTGCGTACTCCAGACCAAACAGTGCGTTTAGACCTGGCTCTAACTCTTTAACGAGTTGACTTCTAGATATAGCCATAGTTTAACCTCCTATATGCCTGTAGTATCAGTTAGTGAGTGTAGGTTGATTTTGACAAGAATGTTAGCGTTAGCTAATGTAAAATCATTATTGTCTGGATCTGTAGATAGACCTACTACTCTAAAATTACCGCCTGCGTTGGTTGTAAAGCTGTCACCGTCAATCTTAACAGAAGACACACCTGATATGGTGGATCCTGCTGCGTAAGTTGCGATATTACAGTTTGTTCCAACTTGGGCCTGTGCTGCATTTGCGTCATCACATTTTACTTCGAAAACCGCATCTGGGTTGTCGATGACGAATGCCTTTATATTGTCTGCAGCGATGCTTCCTGGATAGTAGTTGCTGAATGTTGGTTTGCTAGTTGTTGGGTCAACATACTCACAACCATTGAACACACCCAGAAGTTCTGCGCCAGCAGTTGATCCTATATCAATAGCGCCATTCGCTACTAATATAACTGGATCACCTTGAAAGATTGCGGATCCTTCGTTGTTACCAATAGTGTACTCAGTTTGACCAGTAGTATTATAACCACTGCCGAGCATTCTTCTTGGTCGGAATCCGAAACCTGAACTTAAGTTTGCCATTTTATTACTCCTTAAAGTATTTTTTATTAGTAAGCGTTACATTTAGGCCGATTAAAAATTATTCACTTTTCTTCGAGCCACCGAACGTAACTTTAGTTTGTCGCTCGGGCTTATTAATTGGCATTGAAGGATGTTGCTCCTTTAGAAGATCGTTATCAACAGCTTCCTGTTGACGTTCTGTTTGGTCGGAGTAGTATTTATCTCTCTCCGCTGCGATCTCTAATGGCACCTTTGCCAGTAATAGTCCTCCCACTGAAACAATACCTTTGTATTGTCCTGTGGACTCCGTAGGAAAATCAAAGTCTGGATATTCATCTGCTCGGACAAGTTCGTAACCTTGTCTAATTCGACCGATAACATTTTTGTTATCTTGATATCCATGCACTGATTCCCTAATCCATCTGAATTTAAAACCTTCAGGTGGTGTCGGTGTTTCAAGCGAGCTTGGTGGTTGCCAGTTTTTTTTGCGTGCTTCTTTATCCCTTGTGGATGCAGATCTAGGTGTTTTATTTATCATAACGTTACCTCCTCTGTAACTTTAGTTTTTCCGACGCATATTGCTCGTTGGAAAGACCAAGTCGTTTAGCGATAGCCGCTTCTGTACTTGACAACTTAACTACGTTGCGTCCTGTGCCTCTGTTTCGATGTGCGCTTGCAACGGTCTGGACGGGCTGTTGCTTTGCGGGTTCTTCTGATGAAGAATTTTGTTGAAACTTATGCGGAAGATTTTCACGCATACGTTTATCAATCTCAGTATAATAGTAATCTGTGCGGGGATCAACACCTTGATTAACTAAATCTTCGTGAATAGCATAAGCGACGTTTGTCATGACCTTATCTGATCCAAACCATTCGTTGTTTGCTGCCCAAGACTCCGCTTTAGGGTCTTTAATAGCATTTTGTGGCTGAGGTTGAGGTATTTCTACCTCTTTTTCTTGCTTAGGAGCGGTTGCTCTAGCCTCTTCTTGTGCCTTCATTTGCTCATAACGGGTTTGCTCTGCACCTAGTTTTCCTATTTCTAGTTGTGCTGAGGCCATAGCGTCGGCATCCTGGTCTTCTACTGCCTTTTTAAGCTTTGCTTTTGCAGCTTCCATAGATCCAGTTAGTCGTCCGCCCATCTCGTTGACATAACCACTATTAAGTTTAGAGAGTTCATCTTGAACCTTATCTCTTTCCGATTTAATAGCTTGAGCAATCTTTATTGCTTCCTCTTCACGTCGTCTTGCTTCACCTAATTGGTAAGCATATTCATCAAATCTTTTTTGAACAGACTTACTATATTTTTCTTTTGAATCTTTTTTAGGTTCTTCCTCTTCTGAATTAACTTGCTCTTGCTTTGGTGTTTCTTCAACAACAGGTTCTTCCTGTGTCTCTTCGACCTCCGCTTCAAAAGTTTTACTCTCTTGAGGAATCTCAATTTCCTTTTCTTCTGTAGGTGCAGCTACGTCTTCGCTTTCCACCTCGACAGAATACTCAGCTTTTGGTTTTTTTTCAGATTGAGCCTGAAGTTCAGCAACTTGTCTATCTACTTCGTTCATGTATATACTCCTAAAATATCTTCTGGACTTTCAACGGTCCCTAAAATTTCATCATCATTTAAAATTCTAAGTTCGCCACCCTCAATTTTAATTCGAGAGCCTGCATATCTTGCGATGATTACCCAATCACCTTTTTTACACCAAGGTCCATGTGGAAATTTATCCTTGTCTGCATAGGCATCGGGTCCAGTTTCTAGGACTAAAGCACAAACAGAAGCAATCTGTTGTTCTTCTACTGCTTTATCTGTTAATAAAACGCCACCTTTAGTTTTTCCTACACCTTTGTATGGAAGAACAGTTAGTCTCCACCCTGTTGGCTTTGGAACTTTATTAAGATCGCTCTTTTTTTCTTCTTGTTTCTCAGCGGGTTCAATCCCCACTATCTTTTTTTCTTTGGGCATAATCAGCCCCGTTGTCGACGTCATCGTCTACCTCCCATTTGCGATAAAGATCCCTAACATCTGAATCGAGTTTGCGAAGAGAAGTGAGTTGCCC